TTGGCGATTTTATGTCTTATGGTTCAGTGTTCTTTGAGATTGTGCAAGTTGTTACAATCAGCAAGATATTCGGCCAAGTAGAACACGTTACAGGATATAAACTGGTTGGAAAGCAAGCCAGGTCAGATCTTATCGACAAGATGTCGCAAGGTCCAGCTGCTCAGACTTTGGAAACAGAGCCTGTCATACAAGACACGTTCGTGCAACAACGCGGTGCAGCAACAAACGAGCTTGGAGAGACCGCAGACAGGCGAGAGCTACAAGCCGACGGTAAATTGGATGCACCGCTTACTGGTCCTAAAAAAGTTGTACCAGACGGTATCAACTCATCTTTCTATGGTGACGAATGAGCACCAGATATAACACAGGCAAGCGATACGGTCGAGAGTCAATAAACCTTGGCTATGAAGGTAGTGCTGTCCCTGACAATTTTAGCATTCCATCTTGTGGACTTGAAGATGTTGATCGAGCCTTGTTCAACTTGTTCGACAAAGACATCCCATTAATGTGCCTGCAAAAAGACGGTAGCGCAAAGAAAGTTCCTGTTATATTTGCTACAGGTGAACGGTTCGCGATTACCAGAAGAAAAGATCCTCTACGTGATAAGAATGGCGCCATTATTGTTCCCTTGATAGCAATTAGCAGAAGCGGTATTGAGCAGCAAGCCCAGAAAATTATTGAGATGGGAGACATTGGAACTATTGATATTAGCAGACGACTTTCAAAAGAAGATCCAGCTTATCAAAGGATAGTCAATGCAATGGGACTTGAGTCTGTCGGTTCGCCTGGAACAGGTTCAAGAAGAGAATCACAAGATCGTCCAGGCAGAGCTGCAGGAGGAAGATTGCTTGAACCCAATCTCTCAAGCGGCATTTATGAGACAATCTCAATCCCAGTTCCAAAGTTTTTTACAGCTACATATGAAGTCACAATCTGGACGCAGTTCATGCAGCATAGCAATGAGATACTGACGACCATCATGAGCAGCTATCATAATGTTAGGGCACGATCTTATAGAATTGAGACTCCAGCAGGTTACTGGTTCAACGCTACGTTTGAGCCTGCAATCTCATCTGAAAATACTTTTGATAATATGAGTGAAGATGAGAGGACAATTAAGCACACGATGACCATCGCTGTCCCGGCATACATCATCTTGCCTTCATCACCTGGAATGCCTAATGGTCTCAGACGGACGCTTTCAGCTACACAATTCTCATTTGGATTCTTTGATGGTGTCAAAGAACAGAAATCAACTGGAAATGTTGATGATATGAGAATAGACGCTCGGCTGCTAGATAGCGTTTCTACTATCGATGATCCAAGAATCACTGAAGCTATTGGATATCGAGCAGATCGTCAAGCAGAAACAGCCGCCGGTGGTATTCAAGGAAGTGCATCTTCAATTGATTCTTTAACGACTGCGGTAGGAGAAACAGAGTCATCATCAATCATGGTCACCAGCACCTCCAGGAAGCTCACAGAGGACCCCATGACCGGAAAGCCAATGGATGCTATGGTCAGGGTAAGAAATGTCGCCAGTGTTCACGGAGAGCAGATCTTGACCAACTTAACAAAGACTTTTAAATCTGACAAAGATTTAAAATGATTTGACGGTTTCAGTTCTTACGTGATACTTAACCTTGTCTAGCCTAAAAGATTAGGAGCAATACTAATGTCTGAACAAACATTTCGCTCGCCTGGTTTCTTTGAACAGGAGATTGAACTCACCGCACCGGGAACCCAGCCTATTGGTGTTCCCGGTGGATTTATTGGAGCTGCTGCAGGTGGTCCGGCATTCGTGCCAACAACTGTTGCATCATTCTCTGATTATCAGGCCCGCTTCGGTGGACTTGATTCTAATTACCCTGCAACATATGCGGCCAATGAATGGCTGAAACACAAAGGCGCTCTAACATTTATCAGAGTCTTAGGTGCTGGTTCAAATGCCAACAGCACAGACTTTGCAACTACTTTGACTAACGGAACTGTCTTGAACGCAGGATTCAAGCTTTCTGGTTCCACAGCTACGGTTGCTACTGACGGTCGTGTCGCAAACACCGTGCAGTTCCTTGTTGCAAGACACGTGCTTCCTGCAGACATTTCGACGCCATCAGAGTGGCGCGGATTCCCAGTTTTCAGTGATAATCCGAGCTTCAACCCGACGACTGCTGACACGATCAACGTTGTTCGTGGTGTTTTGATGTTCCCGACAAGCTCACGCGGCATGGTTCTGGACATGACAGGTGCAGGTTCACAGTGGACCGGCACCGGCGCAACTATCAAAGACGTCGCATCTGTTGACTCGAACTCATCGTCTTCAACTTACAAGAAGTTTAAGCTGGCAATCTCTTCCTCAATTGGTTCATCATATACTTCGACCGACGGAGTTGCTGGCGTCAGAATGATGACTGCTTCACTTGATCCGAATGCAAATGATTATTTTGGTAAAGTCTTTAACACTGATCCTCGCAAGTTCCAAGAAGAGCAGCATCTGCTTTATCTAGATTTCCCTGTTGAAGATGAACTTGTCACTGTTGATACTTCCGGAGATGGTCAGATTGCGATTGCTTCAGGTTCATCTAGCTATCTGTCAAATTTTGGTCGTTATGACACACGTTTTAATTCTCCTAGAACAACAAGCTTTATCTCGCAGCCATACGGCACCACGGAATACGACTTGTTTCACTTTGAGACTATCTCTGACGGCGCTGTTAGCAACGATAGCTTCAAGATCTCAATTTCAAATATTAAAGCATCAACTGATCCGAAGAATTTATACGGAACTTTTGATGTGCTCCTTCGTGAACTGCATGATACTGACACATCAACTCGTGTCATTGAATCATACACAGGATGCGACTTAAATCCTACCAGTCCAAACTACATTGCCCAGAAAATCGGTGATCGTAAAGTAACATTTAACTTTGACACTTCTGAGAATTCAGAACAACGTCTTCTTATCAGCGGTAAGTTCCCTAATGTCAGTCGCCGCATAAGGGTCATTGTTAGTGATCGTGTAGATTCCAAGACAGCTCCTGAGTCAGCCCTTCCATTCGGATTCAGAGGTGTCCCTGTTATTAGGACATCACAAACTTTGACTGACACGGCGAGCACATTATCTGTTGGCGGCAAGTCTTACGGCACTGCTGGAGCGCTTCCTCGTCTTACATGCGTTTCTGCTGCCGGCACAAATCTGACGGGTTCTATTGTTCCTCCGCTCCCTTTCAGGTTTAAAGCGACTCGCGGTCTTGTCGATGGTGCTTCTTACATTGGATCACCTGGCATCCTTGAGATTCCTGACTCACGCCTTCACTGGGGTGTTAAGTTTGAGAAGCTTATTCCATCAGGAACAACATCAGGCAAAGTTCTCAACTCTGTCATGGATGCCAACGCTGGTCTCGATTTCAATCCTTTGATCACGGCATACTCAAAGATGCAAGGCATTCAGAAACTTGATGTGCTTGTCACCGGCTCTCATGCTGATGCTTTCAATGCTAACAAGTTTACACTTGCAAGGGTGGCACTATCAAATCAGACAGTCGCTGAGCTGACAGGAACACTCGAACAACACATGAAAGAGACGGCTTACATTCGTAACGGAGATCCAAGCGCACTAGACTACCGCATCACTGAGTCTGGGCTTAGCCGGTTGACGTTTGCATCGCTGTTAAACAGCTCTGCCAACACATTCAATAAGTTCTCAGAGTATGCAAAGTTCTCAAACATCTTCTACGGTGGATTTGACGGCGTTAATATTCTTGATAACTCGGCCGCACTTCTTGGTGACAAGGCAACATCGACTGAGTCTGACGGAAGAGCCGCAAGCGGTGCAGCATCAACAGCAATCACAGGTCTTGGATACAATCCTGGCGGATCATCACTCAGTAACAATGCTGTTAATTCTTACAGAATTGCTGCAAAGTTAATGACTGATGCAATGACAACCAATGTTAATGTGATCGCATCACCTGGCATTCGTGAAGTGCTCGTCACTGACTACATCATGCGTAGACTTCCAAACTATGCTCTTGCAATGTATGTTATGGACATTCCGAACTACTCTGACACAAATGTCAGGGTCTTTGAAGGCTCAGGATTAAAACCAAATGTTACACGAACTGCTAACGCGCTAACTGTCAGATCACCAGATACAAATTACGTTGCGACATACTTCCCAGATGTTTATGTCAATGACGCAACGACTGGAGCTCGTGTCAAAGTTCCTGCTTCTGTTGCCGCTCTCGGTGCTTTGGCATACAGTGACAAAGTTGCATATCCTTGGTATGCTCCTGCAGGCTTCAATCGTGCAGCCCTTGACTTTGTATCGAATGTTGATGTCAGACTAAGCACAGGCGATCGCGATTATCTTTATGATAATCGTATCAATCCAATTGCAACATTCCCAGGTAGTGGATTTGTGATCTTTGGTCAGAAGACCTTACAGATCACCAAGTCAGCATTTGATCGTGTCAATGTCCGCCGCCTCTTCTTGGAACTCAAGCGAGTAATCCGTGGTGTTGCTCAAGGACTCTTGTTCGAGCCTAATGATGCCACTACCCGCGCTGCTTTCGTTATTCGGGCGACTCCGCTCCTGAGCTTGATCAAAGCGCAAGCTGGCGTCGATCAGTTCAGGATTATTTGCGATGACACTAATAATACCCAAGCAGATGTCGCAGCAAGCAAGCTCAATGGCAGAATCATTGTGGTTCCGACAAGAGCAGTAGAATTTATTGCAGTCGACTTTATCATTACGCCCGCCGGCGTTGAATTCGTCTGATTCAGAATAGTTAAGTGACAAGGAGAATATATGTCATCAGCAAATGCACCAGGCATAACACTAACAGAGATCGATAACACAGGTCTAGTCATAGACGCACAACCCTCAGGCAGGGCGGCCGGTGTTATTGGAACTGCGAATCAAGGCACAGCATTCGTTCCGATCACTGTTGCCAACAATGATCAACACCAGACTGAATTCGGCTACGGAGATGCACTTGTCAATGCTCCATTGGCAATGACTCAGTGGCTGAACAATGCAAACGCTGGAACTTATATTAGAGTTCTTGGTGCTGGTGACGGAAATGCTAGGACCACATCAGGCAACAACACAGGTAAAGTCAATAACGCTGGTTTCGTTGTGGGATCACGAGAAATTCAAACATCTTCTGGTCAGTTTGCCAACAATCCTTATGCCACAGCAGGAGGCATCGAAGGACGCACTTACTTCCTTGGATGTTACATGTCAGAGTCTGCTGGCTCTTATGTTCTTTCTGAGGCAGGAATACAAACATCAACGGCAGCCCAGCCTATTGTCCGTGGTGTTATCTTTGCAGCATCTGGTGTACAGATCACAGTTTCAAGTTCAGCTCCTGGCCAGTCATCTAATACTTACTCCGCAGCTGCCACAACGGCTTCACCTGCCAAAGGCTGGTTTACTGGTTCGCTTAATCTCACCGGTTCTGGCCAGACGTTTGTTCTTTTCTTAAACGGTCATAATAACACTGGATATGGAAGTGTAATTACGGCTTCTTTTAACCCAACCGAGCCCAACTATCTTACGAATGCTTTAAACACAAATCCAAGCCTTTTTGAAGAATACGGTCACGTCCTCTATGCACATTATCCTGTGCTTGATGGGTACGCTGCGCCGACAGGATCAGGAGTCGCTGCTGAAGCCCTAATTCGTCGTGTTAGCACGGCAACTGCGATCGAAGAAATTGTGTTCTGCTTAACAGGATCACAATCAAGGAATAACGGAACTTCTGTTTTCCCCAATTACGATGGTTTTGAAGACAGATACGCTCATCCAATGACACCGTTCATTGCATCACAGAATTTTGGTTCGACACGTTATGATCTCTTCAAGATCCACGCTCGCTCTGATGGCGCTTATGCAAATGAGCTCTACAAGATTGGCATCAAGAATATTACATATCCTTCGGCAGGAGCCTATGCTAAATTCACAGTTGACATTCGCGAATGGGATGATACTGACAAAGATCCGAAGATTTATAAGTCTTATGTAAATTGCGACCTTGATCCTGATAGTGCAGACTTCATTGGTAAGCAGATCGGTGATCTTGACACATACTTTGATTTTGATCGCTCGATCGATGCCCAGAAAGTGGTCGAAGAAGGCCTCTATGGCAAAGTATCAAGAATAGTTCGTGTTGAAGTCTCAGATGCAGTCGCAAATAAACTAGTTCCGACCAACACAGTGCCGATCGCAAGCCGTGGTTACTACCATCTTGTGACTTCTGGTTCAGGATTCCTCTCGACTGGAAGTGCAAATAATTCTTCACACTTGAATGTTCCAATAACCAATGCCCGCGAGATGCCAATTCAGTTCCGTAAGAGCATTAACATTAGTGGCGCACCAGGTGCCGCCACCGCCACGGCTGAATCACTGCTTAGCTGGGGGCCTCAGTTTGAGATTGCGAATAGTGTTACTCAGCCTAATGATGGTACAATCATCACAGGCATGAATCAGATGTCAGCATATACCAAATACTTCCCTAAGTATCACACTGTCTATCAGAATCCTTGTGTTGGAGACAATGCCGGTGCAGTAACGGTTAACGGCTCTGTTGTTGATGCTGATCTTTTCAATAAGAGCTTATTCACTTTAGAAAACATTCAAGTTCAGACAGGCTCAGACGGTCTCCCTGATTCAACCAAATGGGATGAAGCCATTTACCAGCGTGATGGTGTCTTAGACACGGCTCTTGGTGGAAGATTCCTTAATGTCACGACTGACTTTCTTGCTAACAGCGCTAAGCAATATCTTAAATTCATCTCGTTTATGCAAGGCGGATTTGACGGCACAAGTCTGATCAATCAAGACAGACGTTATATGAGGGACGCTGCTATCCGTCGTGAGCTTGATAACACGAATCAAGGTGAGCTTTCAGGACCTACTGTTGCGGCATACCGTAAAGCAATTGATATTCTTAGCAATAAGACATACTCTGATATTAGCCTTCTGGCAATCCCGGACATCAGACATCCTGCCGTGACTGATTATGCCCTGAATGCAATGCAGACGAAATTTGATGCTCTATACATCATGGATGTTGAGCTGAAAGATGACAATAACAATTTTGTTACGGCCTCAATCGCGGCATCAGTCTACCCGTCTATCAACCTCTCTAATACAACTGCAAGGTTTAAAAACAGGGGGCTCAACAACTCGTTTGGTGCGGCTTACTTCCCTGACCTTTCTGTAAATGTGAGTCAGCCTGGAAGCAACGTTTTAGTGGCAACGACCTTACCAACATCTACTATGGTGCTGGGTGCATATGCTCAGAATGACGCACAAGCATTCACTTGGACAGCACCTGCAGGCGTTAACAGGACTGCAATACAGGCAATAGAAACTAAAACTAAGTTTTTAACAGAAAACGTCGATACGGTCTACAATGCAGGCATTAACCCATTGATCGCACAGAGTGGAGTCGTATTCATCAACGGTCAGAGGACACTCTTGATCGAGGGCTCAGCACTTGATCGTGTTAATGTCCGTCGCCTCTTGATCGAAGTTCGTCGTCGTGTGAAGGCAGTTGCTTACACTCTCCTGTTCGAGCCCAACAGGGAGTCAACAATCGCAAGATTCAATGCGGCTGTTACCCCGATCATGAAGCAAGTTCAAGCTCAGCGCGGCGTCGAGAGATATCGTGTTCAAATTGATGCTACAACAACAACGCAAGCTGATATCGAGAATAATACCATTCGCGGTAAAATCTATCTGCAGCCTACGAAAGCAGTTGAGTTTGTCTCAATTGACTTCGTTGCGACTAATGCAGCATTCTTCTAACAATTAAGCCCTCAACAGAATAGTTAAGACACAGGAGACAATATGGCAGAGACGCTATCAGTCACAGACATGCTTCCAAATAAGTTCGAACCAAAGAGAAAAAACAGATGGGTTTTCTCAATTGAAGGTATCGATGCTTATCTGATTAAATCAACAAAGCGCCCAAGCGTGAAAACCGAAGAGAAAGAAATCCCTTGGATTAACTCTCGTCGTTACATTGCTGGCAAGACCACATTTGAGACAATCGATGTTGTTCTTTATGACGCGATTGCACCATCTGGCGCCCAGCAGGTGATGGAATGGATTCGTACCCACTTTGAGTCAGTCTCTGGTCGTGCAGGTTACGCCGACTTTTACAAGCGTGACTGTCAGCTCAAGATGTTAGACCCTGTGGGAACTGTGGTAGAGCTCTGGGACATCAAGGGCGCTTTCATCACATCGGCAGGATTTGGCGATCTCGCTTACGATGGTGATGAGCTGATGGAAATCTCTCTGACACTTCGTTTCGACAACTGCGTACTTCAGTATTGACATGATGATTTGATAGATTAAAATAAAAAATCTATCGAATTGATAAGTCATTTGGTTCATGGTATAATTAATATCATGAACCAAACTTATTTTAAATGCCCTTCCTGCGCTGACTACACATCAGATAATCTTGATTCGCTCAGGATTCACTGTCAAAAGCGGCACAAGCTATCAGCGCGAAATCTTTACATCAGCCTATTCATTCCAAGCGGCCGAGAGCCAACTTGCGGATGTGGCTGTGGTGAGCCAACAAAGTTTAACACGCTGCAGAAGGGATACTCACTTTATGCCCTTGGTCATGCGGCGCGTGTCAGCAATAACTGGGGCAACAATCTGGATGCTCTCGCAAAGAGCCTTGAGACTCGTCGTAGAGAAGGCCGCTGGAGTAAAGATCCTTGGAATCGTGGAAAAACAAAAGAAAGTGATGTACGCCTTGAAAAGATGGGAAAGACAATGAGTAAACTTCATGGAGAAAGATACTCAAAAATAATGTCAGAGAACAGATTAAATGGAGTTGTTCCAACTTTAATTGGTTCTTCTCATCCTAACTGGAAAGGAGGCACATCCACCATTGGCGCCCTATGCCACGGTAGCAATCGACTTTACCAGCTTTGGAAGTT